CCACCCAGACCATCGCCGCGTCTGGTTCGCTCACCCTCGGCCTCAACGGCGGCGGCCTCGTGGACGCCTTTGGGTCAGCCATCGCCCTGTTGCACGTCAAGGCGATCCTGCTGGTGGCCAGCGCGGGCAACGTGAACGACGTCCAGATCGGCCCGGGCGCCACCAACGCCTTCAACGGGCCCTTCAGCGGTACGACCCCAGCCATCGCCGTCAGCCCCGGCGAAACCCTGTTGCTGACCAAGGGAACTGGATCGGCCGTGGGATGGGCGGTCACGCCCAGCACGGGCATGAACCTGAAACTGGCCAATTCGGGCGCGGGGACCGGGGTGACGTTCAGTTTGGTCGTGTTGGGCACGTCCACCTGATGTGGATTCGTCTGATCCGCGATTTTGACCACGTCGGCCACCCGACAACGGTCGAATTGAAAGCGGGCATGCGCGTGGACGGGCCGCCTGAAACCGTGGCGGCCGCCCTGGCCGCCGGCGCGGCCGAGGAAATCGGGGCGCCGATCCGCGAACATGCGGCCGAGCTGATCCGCGACCCCAATTGGCGAGGCGACGACAATGGCGCAGGGCCCGGATTATCCGAAAGCGCGGGATATGCGCGACCTGGTGAAGATCCAGCGGCGGTCGACGGTTCCGACCCCGCTGGGGGGCGTGACGGGTGACTGGTACGACCTGATCCCGCGACGCCGCGCCCAGCTCCAGCCGTTTCGCCCACGCCGCCAAGGGGGCGTCGAGGATTTGGCCGGTCGGGCCCAGGTCACCGCGCCCTTCGACATGTACCTGCGCTACGACTCCGAAACGTCGCAGATCACGCCCGAGGACAGGGTGGTCGATCTGCGCGACCCCAGCCGAATCTTCAAAATCGGGTTCATCCAGGACCTGCAGAGCCGAAAGTTGTGGCTGACCTTCCAGCTCGATCTGGGCGTGGCGGACGGCTGATGACGGAATCCACCACACACGGCGGGGCCTATGTGACCGGCCAAAGCCTGGAGGAGTTCGAGGCGCGCGTGGCGCGCGTGGGCGTGGCGATGAAATCGGCGATCAAGGAAGCCAACAACCAGAATGGCCTGGAATTCATGCAGGCGATCGCCGCCCATATCCCCAGGGATACTGGCCGACTGCTCAACAGCATGAAAAAAGTGGACGTCGGCGAAATTGGCGTAACGGTCGAGATCGGCGACACCCATCCCTATTATTTGAACTATGTGGAATATGGCCACATGGACGGGTCGGTGCACGTGCCGCCTCAGCCATTCTGGTGGCCCACCTGGCGGCTGATGAAGCGGCGATTTCGGGCGCGATCGTCCAGAGCCGGAAACGCGGCGTTGAAGAAGGCGGTGGCCAATGGCGCTTGATGATCCGGCCTTCGCCATGCAGGCTGGCGTCTACAGCGCCCTGACGACTTGGCCCGATATGATCGCCGCCTTTGGTGGCGCGCCCAGGGTGTACGACACCGTGCCCGTGGATCCAGCGGGCAATGTCGTCACTGGGGCGTTTCCCTATGTGGTGATCGGAGATGATCAGCTCATGCCCGGCGCCCCGGGCAGTTCCACCAAGATTCGCGAGATCTACGTCAAAGTCGAGATCTGGAGCCGGCCGAAGGTGTCGGATTGGGGCGAAGCCAAGACCATCGGCGGCGCCGTAATCGCCGCCCTCGATCGCCCCATCGACCTGGTCGGCCACGGGGTCATCACCCACGAATTGCACGAGGCGCGTTACATCCGGCAGCCCGACCGCCTGACCCGGCAAGGCGTCATCACCATCAAATACGAGACCGCCCCGATCGGTCTGCCCCCTAACCCCTGAAGGACCGACCATGACCAACAACGTCAACAACGCCGGCGGCGAACTGCTGTTCATCCAGATCGGCAATGGCGCCACGCCGGAGGTATTCACCGCCAGCGCCACGATCAACACCAGCCGCGCGTTTTCCCAGACCGTCAAAACCTCGACCACGGAACTGGCCGACACCGTCAACCCCAGCAACGCGGCGGTGACGGCGCGCCAGGTTATGTCGACCGACTCCAAATTCGACGGCAAGGGCATCGCCGACGCCCCCAGCCTGCTGACGCTCATCAATTGGGCCGCCGCCCCGGGCGCGGGACCCAAGAACTGCAAGATCGCCTTCAACCGGTCGGGGGCCGCGGGAGGCTTCACCGTCACCGGCCCCTATATCCTGACGTCGCTCAGCCTGGACGGCAGCGCGCGGGAGTCGCTGAATTTTAGCGCCTCGTTTGAACAGGCCGGCGCGGTCGTCGTCACGGCCAACGCCTAAGCCATGAGCCGACACGGCGAAATCACCCTGGCGTTTGGCGCGGAGGAGCGCCTCTTTCGGTTGGGACTCAGTCAGATCCGAGCCATCGAGGAGCGCTGCGACGCGGGCATTCCGGAGTTGCTGGTGCGGCTGGAACCCCTGGTCCGCGGCATTCAGGCGAACCTGACGTTTCGCCAGCTGCTGCAGGGCCGGATGTTGGGAGCCTGGCGGATCGACGATGTGCGTGAGCCGCTGTTGCAGGGGCTGATTGGCGGCGGCATGGGCTCTACGGAGGCCGGCGTCCTGATCCGCGCCGTGTTCGACGAACGGATTTCGTTCAGTTTCGCGCCCCTGGCCTACCTGGTGCTGGAAGCGGCTTGGCATGGGCCGCCGGACGACTTGCCGGGGGAGACGCCGGCGGCGCCGAAGAAACCGGCGCGGCGCCGCTCTCCAAAAGCCGGACCCGCTTCGCCAACCTGATCGGCGCCGGCGCGGTGATGGGGTTCACGCCCGGCCAGGTGTGGGCCATGTCGCTATGGGAATTTTCCGCCGCCTGGGCCGGGTGGCGAGCGGCCAATTGCGCGCCCGATGGCCCCTCGCACCCCACCCTGGATCAGCACGCCGAAAACCTGGCGCGCGCCAGCTTGCTTTGAGTTCTCGCCATGGATGACGCTCAGGCCGGCCGACTGATCGTCGAATGGGACGCCAAGATCGATCGATTTATCGAGAAGGCCAACCAGGTCCTCGCGCACAACAAAAAGGTCGCCCACGAGGTCGAGGAGGACTGGAAAAAGGTCAACCTCGAACACGCCATGGACCACGTCATGGACCGTGGCCGGTTGTCGATTATCGACGCCGGCGCCGAACACTTGGGGTTGATGGGCGGCGCGTTGGAACATCTGGGCGTCGTCGGGTTGACGGCGGGGGCGGTGCTGGGCGGCCTGGGGGCGATGATCGAAGAGGGAATCAAGGCCTCCGAGTGGTCGGAGTCTTTGGCAAAGGCGGCCAAAACGATCGGCGTCACCACCGACATGGTCCAGGAATACGATTTCGTCGCGCTCAAAGCCGGCATCAGCCAGGACGTGATGAGAGAGAGTCTGGGCAAGCTGAATGAAAAAATAGGCGAAATGCAATCGGGAGTGGCGGGCGCAAAGACGGCCAAGATTTTCGAAGCCTTGAAGATCAGCCCTCAGCAGCTGAGGGATCTTGGAGATCTTAAGCACATTCTGCCAATCATCGCGGAAAAGCTGGCCGCGTTGCCGGCCAGCGAGCGCGGAGGCATAGCCGCCAGGCTAGACGTGACACCGATTTTGCCCGCGTTGCTGAAGGGCAAAGAGGGTTTGGCCGATGCCGCGAAGGAAGCTCGTGAGCTCGGCCTGGTCATGGACAAGGAGCTCGTCAAGAAGGGCGCGGAAGCGGCCGACAAGATGAAAACGGCGGGCGACGTGCTCGACAAGGGAATGAAGACGGCGTTCATCGCCCTGACACCCGCGATCGCCGCCGCCACCGAAGCGCTCGGCCGGTTCATCGGCGTATGGTTCAGCCGGCCCATGCAATTCAAGGAAATGGTTTCGCCGGAAGCGCGCGAGCTGATGGCCAAGGGCGAACTCTATGCGCCCGAAGCGCGGCGTCTCGAGGAGGAAGCGCGGGAACGGCTCCATATAGGCGGCGCCGCCCCCACCACTGAAATGCTGCTGGAACGCCTGGGCATGCGCGACAAACCCGCGGCGTTGGTCAAGGATAAGGGCGGATCCAAAGGGCCGTCGGCCGAGGAACGCGCCAAAAACGGTGACGACGCCGTGGCCAAGGCGACGGAAGCGGAACTCAGGGCCCGGGCCGCTCTGACCGCCAACGTCCAGGCCCGGCTGGAAATTGAACTCCAGCTGGTCAAGGCCGAGGCCGAACACAAGAAAAACGATCTGTGGCACCAGATCGCCGAAAAGAAGATCACGGCCGCCAAGGCGCGGCAGGCCGCCGCCCTGATCGACGCCGCCGAACAAGAGGAGGCCGCGCGGCTGCAGCGAGACGCGGCGTTCAAGATCGAGGACCAGGAAATTGCCATCCACAATTTCAAGGTCGAACAATTGCTGGCCCAACTGTCGGACGAGGCAGCCATGGCCGCCACGACAAACGATCGCCGGCGGCTGGAGACCAAGATCCTGAGTCTGCGGCAGCAGCAGGCTCGGGACCTCGAGGCGCAGGCCGACGCACGCGCGGTTCAAGAAGGGTCGATGACGCCGGCGCAAGCCGCGGCTCGGCAAGGGGCGCTGGCCGCGACGCAATCCGCCGACACCAAAAAGGCGATCTACGACACCTATTATTCCAGCATCCACGGCGCCCTCGACTCGGCGGTCAAGGGCGGCTGGCCCGGATTGGCCAAGTACATGGCTGATAAACTCAAGACCAACCTGATCGACGCCCTGGCCAATGGTCTGACCAATGTCCTTATTGGCGGCGGCGCGCGTGGCGGGGGAGGGCTTTTTGGGTCGATCCTGGCTTCCGGGCTTGGCCTGCCGCATTTCGCCAGCGGCACCGACTCCGCCCCCGGCGGCGCGGCCGTGGTGGGCGAGAACGGCCGCGAGGTGGTCAACCTGCCGCGCGGCGCCAAGGTCACCCCCAACCATGCCCTGTCCAACCTGCAGATCGGCCGCGGCGCGGCCGCCGGCATATTCGCCCCCGTGTTCAATTTCGAGGGCGCGGTGATGACACAGGATCTGGTCGACCAGATGAACGCCATCGGTCACCGCGCCGCCTCCCAAGGCGCGGCCATGGGCCTGGCGGCCGCCCGGGCCCTGGTGCCGGCCGAAATGAGCCGCCGGGCCAGTTTGCAGATCCGCTAGGACCCGTGCATGGCCGTCGCCCTGACCAACCTGCCCCTGCCGTGGCAGGCGGAGCCGGCGCTGATCGACTATGGCGGCGACCAAACCGGATCGGGCGGCGGATCTCAAAGCCGGTTTGTGCGTCTGGGCTCACGTTGGAGCTGCCGGTTCGGCGCCCTGCCTGATCTGGCCTGGGCATCGGCGAAGCCTTTGTTGGCGGCGCGCCTGGCGGCCATGACGGCTGGGTCCGTGGTCTCATGCCCCTGGCCTCAATTGCCATTCAGCGCGCCGATCGGCGCGCCGGTCGTGGATGGGGCGGGGCAGGCTGGGCAGACCTTGAATGTGCGTGGGTTCACGCCGGCCCTGGCGGCGATCGTGGCCGGCTTGTGGTTCTCCGTCACGGTTTCCGGCCGCGGCTACCTCTATCAGGTCACCGACACCGTTACCGTGGGTGGAACGGGCCGCGCCACCTTGGCCATCGCGCCCTGGCTGCGGGCCGCGCCGACCGACGGCGCCGCCCTCAACTTCGCCTCGCCCTCGATCGAGGGGTTTCTCGACACCCTGGGCGTGACCTGGGACCTGACCATGCGCGCCTGGGTCACCATCCCCGCTTTCACCATTACTGAAATCGCCTGATGACGACTCACCTCGATTCAACCTTGCAGACCGCTCTGGGCGCCGACGGTCCTCTGGTGTTTTTTGCCATCGAGATGCTCTACCCCAGTTTCTCCCTTCGACTGGTGGACGGCGCTGGCACGGTGGACATCGGCGGCAACACCTTCGTGGGCCTGGACCCGGTCTACGGGTCCTTGATCGGGCCCGACGCCTGGGGTGACGGCGTGGCGGCCGAGGCCCCACACTTGACGCTCCAGCTTCAGCCACCCAGCAACACCGCGGCCGTCGCCCTGTGCGATCCCGCCGCCCAAGGCAGCCAGGTGACCCTATGGTTCGGGGCCCTCGACCGCGTGACAGGCCTGCCCATCGGCACGCCCTATGTCCTTTGGATCGGCGACCTGGACGTTCCCACCCTGGTGGCCGATCGCGGCACCCGCGTGGTGAAGATCGACGCCGCCAGCGGCTGGGACCGGTTTTTCGACGTGGACGAGGGGATCCTGCTGACCAATGCCAGCCATCAGGCGTTCTGGCCCGGCGAGCTGGGCCTCGAATACATCACCGAGGTTCAGGCCCAGATCCCCTGGGGCCAGGACGCGCCCCGCCCCGTCGTGGTGCATGACGTGATTAACGGTAGCCCGGCCTATTCCAATGTCTATGGCGGCGGCGCGGCCGGCGGCTACGGCGGGTTCCGGAACCCGATAGGGGCGTTCCTGTGACCACTGACTCCCTTTCGCCCCTGGCGCGCCGCGTGGCCGCCACCCAGGAGATCGTGGACGGTTGGCGCGACCGACCCTTCGTGTGGGGGACGGCCGATTGCGCGCGTCTGGCGGCCGCCATGCTGACCCGCTTGGGATGGAAACCTGGGCTCGCGCGCGGCGGCTACTACAAGAGCGCCCTGGGCGCCGCGAAAGCGTTTCGGCGCGCCGGATTCGCCGACGCAGCGGAGTGGATGGACGACGTGGGCTTGTTGCGCATCCCGCCGGCGGCCGCCCTGCCGGGCGACATCCTGGGTTTCGGACATCCGGATCAGGCCACGCGGGTGGGCCTGTCCATTGCCGTGGGCAACACTCGCGCGTTCGGGTTCTTCGAGGCTGCCGACGGGGTAGCCCGATGCAACGTCTTCGCCCCGAAAATGGCTCAGCCTTCCGTCGAATATTTGGCCTGGCGCGCGGATCCGCGCTGATGCCGGTCCTGTTGCTTCTAGTTGCCGACGCGGTCGTCACCGTCGCCGGCGCGGCGGCCGCCGGCGCCGCGGCCCTGGCCACGGCGGCCGGGATTTCCGCCGCCACGGCGGGGGCCATTGGCGCCTTCGTCGGCAACGCCGTGATCGCCTCGGCGGTGCTGGCCGGGGTGTCGGCCGTCTCTTCCCTGTTCACGCCGTCGCCGCGCTTCAATACCTCGCCCATCACCTTCAAGGCGGATACGGCGGCCGGCCTGCCCTATGTGATCGGCCGCAGTGGGTCGGGCGGAAATATCGTCTTTGTGGATACCAGCAACGACGGGAACAACACTTACCTCCACTACCTCACCGTGCATAGCATCGGGCCAGTTACGGGGTTTGACAAATTCACCGCCAATAATGTGCCGGTGACTTTCGACGCTACGACGGGCCAAGCCAATCATCTGGGCTACAATTGGCGCGGAACCTATTCCACGGGCGTCACCTATTACGTGGGAGATGGGGTCAGCTTTTCCGGTTCGATCTATATCTGCGTCAAAACCGCCTTAAATTACGATCCGTCCAACACGGACTATTGGCAGCCAGCTGGCAGCTACGCCGGGCCCGCCTGGTTGAGCACCATGTGGCAGGTGCGCAGTCTGGGACCACAACCTGCCAGCTATCTGGCCGCGCCCGCAGGCACCGGCACGGTGCCCGAATGGACCTCGTCCAATACCCTCAGCGGCCTCGCCGCCAGTCGATGGGTACTGAAGGGCGACACCAAGAGCTATGCCAATGGCACGCCGACTCCCCTGTGGACGATTCGCGGGCCGGCCGTCTATGATCCGCGCCTGGACTCGACCTATCCGGGCGGATCGGGGTCACAGCGCGCGTCCGACCCCACCACCTGGGCCTTTTCGGAAAACCCGTTTCTGCATGCCCTGTCCTGGTGCCTGGGTCAGACCAGCAACGGCAAGCGAATCATGGGTCTGGGCGCGCCAATTTCGCGCATAGACGTGGCCGCCTTCGTGACCGGGGCCAATGTCTGCGACGCCAACGGCTGGAAGGTGGGTGGGACGGCGTTTTCGACCGATTCCAAATGGGATGTGCTCACGGCCATTCTGCAGGCCGGATGTGGCGCGCCCATGCGCAACGGCGCCCTGATCAGCTGCATGGTCAATACCCCCAGGGTGTCGATCGCCACCCTGACCGGCGCGGATTTCACCGGCCCGGTGAGCGTGGGCGGCTATGTGGCGCGAAAGGACCGCATCAACCGCGTCATCTATCAATATCGGTCCGAACCGCACGCCTGGCAGATGGTGCCGGCGACGCCGATCGTGGTCAGCGCCTATGTCACCGCCGACGGGGTGCAACGCACCAAGGGCCTGACCATGAATTATGTTCAAGACGTAAATCAAGGGGCTCAGCTGGCCCGCTACGCCATCGAGGACGCTCGCGAGCTGGGGCCGATCACCGGGCAGACCCGCCCCTGCTGGATGGGTCTGCAGCCGGGCGACTGCGTGACGATCAATGAACCGGAATATGGGCTGAATGGACAGACGGTCCTGATCCTGGACCGCAAGATCGACCCGAGCACCGCGTGCCCAAATTTGACCATGCGCGGCGAGACCTATGCCAAGCACGCCTTTGCACTTGGCCAGACCGGCGCTCCACCACCACCGCCCAGCCTGACAGCCATCGACCTGGTGTCGGCGGCGCCAACCACGGCGGCATGGTCGGCCACGGGCGCGACCCTCACGTCCGCGGGGGTGTCCATCCCGGCCATAGTCGTCACCGGAGCCGTGGAAAACCCGAACGCGTCGCACTTGGTGGTGCGGACGCGCCTCAGCGCCGGGCCCGGACCGTGGACCCCTTACGACAGCCCGCCGGCCCCGGTGGCGACGCGGGTGGAAATAACGGGCATTGGATCTGGCGAGACCCGCGACATCGGCCTAAGCTACCTGGTGCGCGGCATCCAGGGCGCTGAGCTGGTAATCAGCGGCGTCACCGCCGGCGGCGCTTCGGTGCCCTGGTCGGGTGTCACCAGCAAGCCGGCCAATGTGGCGGCCCTGAGCGGCAGTGAGGCAATCAACAACGCCCTGATTCCGGCGGCGGGTTCGAACCGGGTGCAATATTCCCAGTTCGAGGCCGGCACGACGGGCTGGAGCATCGTGGCCTATGGTTCCGCCTATGGCGGGGTGCTGAGCACCGCGACATCGGGCGCCTATGTCGATCTGGTCTACGACGGCACAATGACGGCCGCCGGCCAATACAATGGCATCGACTCCGCGACGCCGTTTCCCGTGACGGGCGGCGAAAACCTGGCGATCCAGGCGCGCATTTCCGACAATTCAAATACCAACACCAAATTTTGCTTGGTGTTCCTGGATTCGAGCGGCTCCGAGATCACCGTGCCCACCGTGCTGCCTCAGGGGGTCGGATCCGGCGTGACGTCCGGGCCCGGAACGCCCACGGATTACCTGTTTCAGGGATTTTATACCGTTCCTACCAACGCCGTGGCCGCCAAGGTGCGCTGGCTGGTGTTTTCCATCGCCGCCGGCGCGGTCCACGCCACCCTGGCCCAGCCCATGGTGGCCGGCGCGGCCTCAGGCCAATCGGCCTATCCGGCTTTCGCGTCCGGACCCAACGCGGCCAATGGCGCGACGGTGGGAGCCGTATGGGGGACCAACGTCAGTGGAATTCCGGCCAGGCTGACCACAACGCCGGTGTCGGCCAGCGGCTCGGGCACGGTGTCGGTGAGCAGCGCGAGTCAAACGTTCCAGTTCGCCAGCGCCACCATGACGATCCCGGTGGGCGTCCCCGGGCACTACACCGTGTCCATGGGCCTGGCTCCGGGGGGCAGCGCGACGCATTCAGGAACGGGCAGTCCGTCGCAGAATGTCATCGTTCAGGCCATTGAGGAAACCACGGGGCACGGGTCGCAGAACGTGTTGTTTTCGGCCAATGACACGTGGAGCTATTCCTCGGTCGATGTGGCCTATGATATTCTAACCGGGCAATACCAGGGCGTCGCGCCTTCCACCTTGACCGGTACGGTGCAGGTCTCATTCTATATTGCATGGCGCGGGTCGGGAACGCGCAGTTTCGGCGGCTATTCCGGCAACATCTATGTCACCTGGACGCCCAATTGATCCCGTCTGTGTGAATTGTTCGATTTTCTAATAGAGGGACCTATCATGATGATAGATCCAGCCATCGCCACACTAGTCGGCATGGCCGTCGTCCAAGGCGGCGGAGTCCTGTTCTGGGGTGGCCTGATGACGGCCCGCATTCGTCAACTGGAAAAGGACGTCCGGCCGATCGCGACGCTGCGCGAGGACATGGCCACCATGACCGAACGCATGGAGCGGTTGATTAAGTTGCTTGAGCCTGGCGCCACATCCCGCGGCCGGCGAACTCGTTCGGAGGATTGATAATGCAAACGTATTACCAGACCAGCGGCCTTTATCAGATCGACCCATGCGTGCGAGCCCATGGATACTCTGGTCACGGTCCCGGCTTGAACAATCCGGCCATGGAAGCAGACCCCAACATCGGCCCTATACCGGCCGGCGCTTGGCACATTGGCGCCGCGGCCGATCATCCTCGCCTCGGCCCATGCGCCATGCGCCTTACGCCTGTGGGCCACGACGCCCATGGGCGCACTGGCTTCTTCATCCACGGCGACAATGCCGACGGCAATCAAAGCGCCAGCCATGGGTGCATCATTCTGGCCTACGCAATGCGCCAGGCGATCGATGCCCGTCCGGACCGCGCCCTGGAGGTTGTGGCCCAATGAGTCAGCAAAACTCCATTATCGCGGCCATCGTCGGCATGATCGCGCTGGCCGCCGCCGACGCGTGGCTGAACCGCGGCTCACGCATTTCCGAGGACGTGGTCGTCGGCCTGCTCGGTTGGATGTCGCACCGGGCCATATCTCCACCCAATCCCCCCGCTTGAAAGGACGCCCCTACCATGCTCGATTTTCATGACGTAGCCGCCAAAATTCAGAGTTGGTTGGCCTACATCCCCGACGATCTGCGCGCCGACGCCGCCAAAACGGCCGAGGATCTGCATAACCATGCCGACAACCTCGCCGCCGCTGCCGTCGATTCAGCCGTCGAGCACATGGCGCCGGCCATCGCGCCGGAAATCGTACCGCTGCTCGACAAACTGCTGGTCGGCGCTCTGGACGCCATCGATGCCACGTTGTCCGCCGACGTCGCCAAGCTGACTCAAGAGGCCGACGCCAAGCGCGCCGAACTCGCCGCGGCTCGGACCCATCTCACCGCCGCCGCGCCCGCGGCAGCCTGAGCATCACCGGAGATCAACATGAAATCGACAATGCTGGCCGGCGCGCTCGCCGCGTCTCTGGCGCTTACCGGCTGTGGGACGATCGGCCGGATCGTCCATGTGGTGACCGCACCAACCACCAGGTTGGACGAAGGCAAGGCGTACCTCGCCGCCGAGGGCGTCTATGATGCCGCCGTGGTAACGGCCGATAGGGCCGTTAACACCGGATTGCTGCCTCCCGCAAAGATCCACGCGCTCAAGCGAATGATCGACCAGGGCCACCGTTTGGTCCTGACCGGACGCGCCGCGCTCAAGCTCGGCGCCGCGCCGGATCTGGCCTCGGCCGCGACGGCATTGAAGGCCGTCGCCGCCGAAATCAACGCCCTCATGGCCTCGGCGTCCGCGCCGGGCCCAAAATAGGCACGCGCCATGGACCCGATCGTTTCCGCCATCCTCCTCATCATCAAGAATGCGCCGGCTGAGATTTCCGCCATCATGGCGATCGTTCGGGCCGTGCAAGGCGGCCTGTCCACCAGCGATCAAGCCGTACTGGACGCCGCGATTGCGGGCATGGACGTCAAGACCGACGCCGATGTCGCGCGGTTCGAAGCCGACGCAGCCGCGCACGGCGGCTAATCCGCCGGCGTATTGGTTTCCCGCGCTCCGCCCGGGTATAAGGCGGGGGACCGGGGTGTTGGCGCACCCCGAGCTGCGGGATTGCAGCCCGCACATCACACGGCCGCGGCCGTGATCCGTCCCGCCACCGGTGCACCCGGCGGGACTTTTCAAAAGCGAATTTTCCATGGAGTCCACTCCCTCTCACGGGCCCGCGCCCAGCGCGCGGCCCGTCGCCCCCTATGTCGGCGGCAAGCGCAATCTGGCCGGCCGACTCGCCAAACTGATCGAATCCGCCCCACACGACCTCTACGCCGAGGTGTTTGTGGGCATGGCCGGGGTTTTTCTTCGCCGCCGGACCCGTCCCCAGGCCGAAGTGATTAACGACTGGTCTCGTGATGTGGCCACGCTATTCCGCGTGTTGCAGCGTCACTATGTCGCGTTCGTCGATCACCTGAAATTCCACATCACCACCCGCGCCGAGTTCGAGCGCCTGGTCGTCGTCGATCCAGACACCCTGACCGACATCGAGCGAGCGGCCCGATTTCTTTACCTCCAGCGCACCGCGTTCGGCGGTAAGGTGACGGGGCGCAATTTCGCCATGGGCCTGAACGGCGGCCGTGCGGCTCGGTTCGATGTGACCCGGCTGACGCCCATGCTGGAGGATCTGCACGCCCGGCTCGCCGGCGTTCTGATAGAGCGCCTGCCCTTCGCCGATTTCATCCGGCGGTACGACGGCCAGGGCGTGCTGTTCTATCTCGACCCGCCCTATTGGGGATCTGAAGATTACTACGGCGAAACCATGTTTTCGCGCGAGGATTTCGGCCGGCTGCGCGAGGCCCTGGCGGGCATAAAGGGGCGGTTCATCCTGTCGATTAATGACGTCCCTGAAATCCGCGAGATCTTCGCTGAATTCGATGTCGCTTCGGCCGACACCGTTTACGGCCTGGCGGCCGCCGGCGCGACGCAGGCGCGGGAGCTGATCATTCGGAACTGACGCTGACCGCGGTCGACCGCAGTCAACCGCACTCACGAACGCCCCTCGGCCTGACCGGCCGGGGGGCTTTGTGCGTTACAGGGCGCCTCGATCGCGCGCTTTGTCACGCCGATGGAACGCTCTTGCGTGTGGATTTGTTGTGGCTTGTGGATATCTTCTGTACCAACCCGGCCGAACAACGACGCCAGGAACCCCAGGGAAGGAGCGGCGACCATGACCAACGACAAGCTCGCGCACGCCGCCCACCTGCTGATAGCGCACCTGCCCCCGGGAGACCTTGGCGCGACCAAGCTCAACAAAATCCTCTGGTTTGCCGACTGTGAGTTTCAGTTTCGCCACGGCCGATCCCTCACCGGCGAGACGAACTATGTCCGCATGCCCCAGGGCCCTTGCCCCGCGCGCATCACCGAAGTCCTCGATGCGCTCAAATCCAGCGGCGCCATCGTCGAGCGCCTGCAGCCTGCTTTCAGCTACGCCCGCCGCGAGTTCACGCCGGTGACGCGGCCCGACGTCTCCGTCTTCACGGCCGAGGAGATCGAGATCCTCCTGGGCACGGCCATGAGGCTCGCGCCCATGACGGCCAAGGCTGTCAGCCGCCTTTCCCATGACGATCTCTGGGAGGCGACGGAGCCCGATGGGCTTATGTCCGTTGAATCGGGTTCCGTGCGGTCCATGCCCTGTCCGCCGGCGATGAGAGCCTGGGCGGAGTCGGCGTTCGCCGCTGAATGAACATCGCCAAGCCGCCCGGCGGCTTTGAGGTCCGGCTTTCGAGAGCCGTGCAGGCGTTCGTCGACGGCATGTTCAGCGACGATCCCGAGCTGCAAAATAGCTGGCGGCCGCTGATGGCGCGTCTGCGAGATTCCGGCCACACCGTTGGCGAGGTCTACAGAACGGATCCCAGCCAGCGGATTGGCATCTTCCGGCCCACCGCCACTGGACCTGTCTTCTCGCTGGCGTGGCATGTCCTGGGCGACACAGTGACGGTCGTGAAGGCGGATTTCTGAATACGACCGGCCGTTAACCGGTTTTTTCGCCGGAATCGTCGTCACTAAGGATCGCGAACAGCGCGAACAACCCCGCGATGGATAGAGTACCGCGGCTGGACGCCATCAGCGCTTCAAGGATGTGGCGGGAAAACACGGTCAGAGCCAAAAGAAACAATGGGAACACCGCGGCGCCATCCATGGCCTGCCGACCGGCGTCGCGCAGCTTCATTCTGAAGCCGGTCCTGTAAGCCCGATAAAGCGTGTAGCAAAGCGCAACGACGATGGTGCCGACGTCGACCCAGCTCTTCTGATAGTGCAGCCAGAGAAAGGCGCCGACGCCGGCTATATTCACCCCTAGATGAGGTGTTTGGTGTTCGCGACGACGCCCACTCCGGCGCCGACCACAGCGCCAATTTCATGGACGCTGAACATTCCTAGGAGCGCGGGCGCCCAACCAAAAAACGCGCCGGCGACTACGGTGCCTACCAGGGAAAATCCAGCGACGACACGAAGGCTGCGAAGCAATCTATGATAATTGTCCATCGTCGCCTCCTTTCAAACTGAACGACCGGTAGCGGCCGAAAGCGGCCCAAAGCGGCCGTAACAGGCCGGAACATGCTGTCGAGGTTGCCCCCGGTCAATGGCCGTTCGTTTAAAATCGTAAACGTCGCAACCGGGACCTTATGCACCCAGCCGGATCAGAACCGGAACGGCTGGGGGTGCGTGATTGTAGCCGCCCCCAGCTACCATCTGGCCCCCCCATCGCGGGGCTGGGCCGGGTGGGGTTAGGAAGCGGGCCAGGTCGCCGTGCAGCTCTATATCCACCGCAGCGCGAGGCTCCAGGCTCCGCGGCGTGACCACGATCTTGAGCACCAGGGCGCGGACGGCTTCGACCAGTTGCCGGCTTTCGGTCGAGCTTTGGTCGGCGCCGGCGTCGGCCAGGTGCTCGCGCAGTCGGCCGACGATGTCGGCATAGGTCTGGGCGGCGCCGGGGTGTAGGGTCACGGGCGCCGACGCCACAGGCTCCAGGGCGGCGATCCGCGTCTCGATGTCCGCGCGCTCGACCTCCTGGGCCGCCATGCGCTCCATCATCCGGGGAGTCGCCGCGCCGGCGGCCACGGCGTCCACCACGCGGTCGATCGCCCGTAGCAGCTCGGCGCGGCGTCGCTCGAGAGGGCCGCGCTCATCCACCCGGGCCCGGGCTTCCGCCGCGCGGGCGGCGTGGTAGGCGCGCACATAAATGGCCGCCTGCTCGCGCCCCACCAGGCGATCGCGCAAACCATCGAGGACGCGGGTCTCGATCGCGGCGCGGGACAGGGTGCGGGTGTTGGCGCAGACCGCAGGGCCACGCTCACGCCGTCCGGCACACATCAGGCGGCCGCCGCCGTCCGCCGTGTAGGACGCGCCGCACATCCCGCACCGGATCAGGCCGCCGAAAAGGCTCCCGCGCCGCGCGTTGGCCAGGGCGCGGGGATGGCTGTCACCGGCGGCCGCCAGGCGCCCCTGGACGGCGTCCCAGAGATCGGCCGGGACGATGCGCAGGTGCGGGACATCCGTGCGGCGCCACTCGGCCGGCGGCCGCATGATCGGCAATCGCCGGCCAGTCACGGGATCCTTGCGGACCTCCATGCGGTTCCAAACCTTCGCGCCGGCGTAGAGCTCGGTGTGCAGTATCCCGTTGGCGCGCTGGCGACTGCCGTGGATGCTGCTGGCGTTCCAGGGGCCGCCGCGCGGCCCGGGCACACCCTCGGTGTTGAGCCTGGCGGCGATCTCTCGAGTGGAGTCGCCCGCAGCGAAATATTCCAAGATCCGCCGGATTACGCAGGCCTCGGCCTCGATGATGCGCATGTCGCCGCCCGAAGCGGTCGCATAGCCATAGAGCCGTGAGCCGGTGGCCAAGCCCTTCTCGGCATTCGCCCGCATCCCGCGCCGCGTTTTCTGGCCCAGGTTGACCAGGTAGAGCTCGGCCATCACGCCCTTGAGCCCGACCTCCAGGATCCCGATCGCGTCGCTGCTCAGGGTGGCGATCCCGACGCCGGCATGTTTCAGCCGGTTGAAGATGTTGGCCTGGTGCTCAAGGTTCCGCGCCAGACGGTCTTCGTCCTCCACGAGCACCAGGTCGAATGCGCCGCCGCCGGCGACGGCCAGCAGCGCCTGAAGGCCCGGGCGGTTGGCCATGGTGGATCCGCTGATCGCGGCGTCACTGAACGTCGTGACCACGGTCCAGCCGCGCGCCTCGGCATGCCGGCGGCAAACGCCCAGCTGGTCCTCGATCGAGCGCTCGTTCTGCCGCTCGGAGCTATAGCGGGCATAGAGGGCGACGCGCATGCGTCAGGCGCGCGCGCGGGCCGGCGAGGCGGATGACATGGGCGTGACGCTCCTGTTCTGGGCGGCCTCATAGTCCAACCGAGCCTGGCGCCGCGCAAGAGCTTCGATCACCCGCACGATCGCGGGGTCCAGGATCTCGGGCGCGGCTGCGCGGGGTTTCACGGCGCGGCCTCAGAAGCTCGGGCGCCGTCGGCCGTCAGGACAAAGCGCAGGTCGCCCAGCTGGTCGCGGCCCAGGCGGCGCACCAGGCCTTCGCGCTCCAAGCCGACAAGTGTCCCGATGTCGGACCCGATCGCCGCCAGGGGCGGCATGCCGGCCGACCAGTCTCGCAGGCGCGCGAGCGTCGCGGCGATCCGCTCCTGGCGGCGACGGTGGGCCGATGCGATGCGGGCCGGCGAGATCCTCACGGCTGGGCCAGCCACTTGGCTTCCCATGACGCATCATCGTGGGCGTACCGGACGGTGCGAGCCGCCAAGGGCTTGGGCTCGACGTGGCGCAGGGCGTGGAGGACCGACGTGTGATCGACGCGATTGAACCAGGTCGCGATCTGTTTCAGCGACGGCCGCGGCGACAGGGCCCGAACGCGCCGCATGGCGTCGAATCGCGCATAGACGTGCACCCTGTATCGAGACCGTGAGACCAGATCCTCTGGCAGAACCTCATGATCCCGCGCGGTCTCGCGCATGATCGCGGCAATGCGGGGCGGCACGGGTCTCATGGCTTCGGCAACCGGTAGAGGTCGCGGGAGCCCCGGTTGGAGGGCACGATCGCGCCGCACGCCGCCAGCCGCATCACAACCGCGCCTGAAAAAATCGCCGGCCGCGGCGTACCGAGCTCCCCAGCGTAGGTGATGCCCCAGGTGTCGTGATACCGCGTCAGATAGACCTCTCGGGCGCCATCGCGCGCGCGAGCGGTAGGGATGGCGAGGAACTTGAGCAGCAATTCGGCCTGGGCTTCCTCTGTCCCATCAGCCATCGGCTGGCCGCAATGTGGGCAAAGGGGACGGGTTTTCACGCCGCTACCCATCGCGCCGGTTCGCCTACCAGGTCGGTGGACGCGATATGCGCGGCGCCGGCGGCGATTTCCCTTGAGAGCGCAGCGGGACTCACAGGCTCGCCCGTTTCCTCGACCACAAGCTGGCGTCCTGCGCCGGCCCACAGGCCTTGCACGATGACGGCGTGGCCCTCGGCCAGGACCTCCCGGAGGCGTTTGGCGGACCGGATCACGATCTCACCCACGGATTTGAGGGGGGGGGGGCTAGTCATGGAGAGCGTCCTGGATCTCGTCGGTTGAGGGATCGCCGATGCGCCTGGCGATCCAGTCGGGCCACGACTGCAGGACGCGTACGAACCCTGCGCAGGTGCGACCGTGCTTGCGGATCCAGTCGGCGTCGAACTCGATCGTCAGGGCCTCGCGGTCGATGAGGATGGGCGCGCCCTTGTGGCAGCGAAATTCCCGGCCGGTGCGCAGATCGGCCAGGAACGCGCGCCACGCCTCCTTGTCGCGGGACTCCGGTGAGCCCGCGCGAAAGGCGCAGTTGTCGCAGGGCTGCGCCTCGACGGCGTCGTGCGACCAGTCGGCGGGATAGGCCTCCCACGCCGCGCCGCACCGGCAGACGCCCACGAGCGTGGGGATCTCCGACAGCCCGGGCGGGATCATCATCTCAACCTTGGTGTCGCGGGAGCGGCACCTTGGGCACAGGTGAAAATCCTCCGGCCAGGGCTGGCCGGCCGCGATGGCGTCGCGGCGGAGTTTCGCGGCGCCCATCAGGCCACCACCAGATCGGTAGGCGCGAGGAGGCTTGAGATCAGCTCGGCCTTCGGCCGGTAGGTCGTGCGCCACATCGAGGCGCAATAGTAGAACGGAAAGCCCTGCGCCTTGATCAACTCGGTAGCTCCGCACGCTGGGCAGGGCCGCGGCGCGGCGATCACCGCCTCGCAGACCCACAGTTTCGTGGGCGGCGTCCACGGAGGATTTGAGGGGCCAACCCACTCGATCCAGTCTCCCGGGCCTATTGGCTGGCTCATGCGCTCTCCCCGCTGGTTGAGATGGTGACCGCCCTGACGGGGCTGGATTTCAGGCGCGCGAGAACGAGGCCACGATCGCGTCCCTGACCCCAGGAGGTCTCGATAAGGCCGCGCCGCTCCAAGTCGAAAAGGATCGGATGATCCGATGGGTGATAGAACCCGCAAACGCGCCGCGCGCCGGTGTGGTCGGGCGCCAGGCGCAGGAGGATTTCGCCTTCGCGGTTGTCGGCGCTCACGGCTCGGCTCCGATCTCGTTGGCGGCGCCGTTGGCCAGGCCGCGCACATGGGCCATGGCCGCGTCCCAGCCGCGGCGCTCCGCCAGGAGGATCTCCGCCGGGGCGTAATCGACCATGCGCGCGCGCCAGGCGCGGCGGGAGTGCTGGTACTCCAGCTGGAGCCGCTCGGCGTCATTCAGGTGCGCGGCGTCGGGCAGGCGGGTGTCGAGCCAGGCGTCCATGGCGTCGGCCTCGATGAGCGCCTGCTCAATGACGGCCACGGGCACGCCCAGCTGGGCCGCCGAAGACGCCCAGGCGCGGACCGCGCCGGCGGCCGCCGGATCTCGGCCGCGCAATAGGAAGCGCGGCTCGGCCGCCGGCACATGGGCCGCGCGGATCAGAACGTCGAGATCGGCGCGGCCGCCGTTGGTTTTCAGGCTCATTGGCGGGCCTCCGAGGCTCTGGCCAGGGCGGCATTCAGCTCGACCGCCATGCGACGCTGGATAATCACGAGCAGGATCGAGACCTGTGTGCGCGATAGCGGCCTAGGGGCCACCTCCGCCGCCACGGCGCGGACGAAGGCCGACAGCAACAGATCGCCCGCTCCGAACGCCGTGTGGTCGTGCAGACCCCAGGCCAAGCTGCCGAGGTTGTCGGCCTTCTGTCTGGCCTCGGCCAGCAGGGCGTCGATCATTTCGTCGCGCCAATGGGCGACGGTGGCGTCCACAGCTGGCCTGACGCTGACGATGATTTCGCGATCTCCCATCACGCGGCCCTACTCAGCGGACGCCAGGGCGATCGGCCCCGGATTTGAGGGGGGGGGGGGCTTTGAAGAGCCCTTGTCGGCTTCAGCTGATGGCAAATGGAATGCGCCAGGCTGTTCAGGTGCGCGGCGAAGGCGCTGGACGCCCGGCCGACGCGCGCGCCCCGACTCTGCTGAAACTCCATGGCCTCCATCTCGAGCTCGATGCGGTTGAAGACGTGGAACAGCAGTGCGCCCGACTCGCGCAGGACCAGGTCGCCGGCCAGCATCTCGCCCAGCGCCAGGACGTTCAGGGCATTGACGGCGCCGGGCACATTGTTGGTCGTCTTGGTGATGCAGCGCAGGGCGCGCTCCAGGACCTGAGGGCCATAGTCCTTGCGGACCCGATAGATCGCCGCCACCGCCATGGTGTCGCCCGCCTTCATGGCCTCGGCGCTACGGTTGCTGCGTAGCACCCTGACCCCGCAGGCCGTCACGATCCTGTCGACCTCGATGGCCGTCTCGTCACCCGCCACGATCGCCGCGAGATGGATCTGCATGGGGTTGGTGCGGGTGACGTTGGCGTTGATGGCGCGGAACGCGTCCGCTTGCTCCGCCCGATCGGCGATGATGATCTGACAGGGCACCTGCGCGAATCCCCGCAGAAGCGCGGCCGTGGTGCGGTGCTGGCCGTCGATGATGGCGAAGAGGCCGCCGGCCACCGGCGAAACCACGACGGGCGAAAACCGCGTCCAGCGAAAGTTGGCGGCGATCGCGCTCACATTAGCGCGGCCCTTGTCGCCGATGTCGCGCTGATAGCTGGGATCGACGACCAGCTTGTCGATGTCCACCCACTGCAGCATGGGTACGGCGCCCGCGTCGACCTCGATGCGGCCGGCGACGAAACCGTCGATGGAAATGGCCCGCAGGCCTGGGTCAGTCATAGAGGCTCCTTGGGCGACCTTGCGACGGGGAAAATCCGGGCCGGCTCATCCGGACCAAGCGATTGGAACTGGCGACCGTGCGCGTGACGCACCGGGCTTTGTGCTGGGCGCACCAGCTGCTGCCCTCGTTGGCAACGGGAGCGTGGCAGAACAGGTAGCCGCCGATCTGGTCGGTCTCGGCCACCGGGTAGCGACAGCGGCCGAACCGTAGCTCCGGCACGGTCACGGCGCCGGCGACGATCTCGTCCTGGGATCTTGGCGGCGGCGCCGTGAC